GGATGTCTTCCAGAGCTTCTGGAGACAGGTAGAGGTCGGTCAGCTTGCCACGATTAAGAGAGCCAGTATTACCACCAGCATTACGACGCATGACAGTCTTCATCAAAGAGATCAATCGCTTTGTGAATTGTCCATCAGCGGCGTCACCATCGTAAACCAAGATGTTTCTATCGACGCCAGCGGCCAGTAGGGTATGCCACCCGTCGTCATTCATCTTCTTTACGAATCCAGCTTCGAGAACTTGCATTGCGCGGCCCACAACATCCCAACGGGCTTCACGAGCGTAGCGAAGAAGGTAATCAATCGAGGATGCAACCGTATAGGTTGGAACCATGACATAATCGCCTTCGACAGCACGTTCGGGAATACGACCGTGGCCGGGATTGGTGTAAGCAACATGCTCATTCTCAGTTCCGGGAGCCAAGAGATCCAGCGGAAATTCCACTGATGTTCCGGGTTCCATCGGAAGTCTTTCAAAAATACCATCAAGAACATCGCCCACTAAAACACCCTTACGTAAAGGCTGCTCCAATGCGGTAGCGAGTTCATGTTGAGCTTCAAGGGCAACACCCTTGTCAGCACTACCAGAGCGCTTGATAAGCTCAATAAAATGATCATCAGGTCGAGTCATTCTACTCATTATATCTCTCCTTCTAAAGGGTTAAATTATTCTGGGCCTACGGTATCATCCGCAAGATTCTGAACTGGCATTGGCAAGTTAACTTCTACCTTGGCATAGCCATCTTCATCTTTGTCGGACATAAAACGTCCAATTTGGATATACTTACCGTCAGCAACTGCGGCTTTCGTAGAGATATTACCAATGGTGCCATCTCCTACAAATGCGCCCAAACCAACGGCTGGAGTCCCATCGATCATATTGGTTACAACATAACCCTTTTTAAGGAGCGACACTTTGCCACCCTTTTGAACTTCGTCTTGATGCCAGTTGATATGCTGTCGGGTGAGGTCAAGATCGACCACGTCGTTAAGCAAAATACCAACTGGGTACAGTGCGTTTGTTGCGGCTGCATACTTTACTAAAGCGCCAGCCTGATCCATTGCTGCACCAGAACCAACAGTATCTAGAACTACAACTCCCCCACGCTCTGCGGCGGCTGCATTCCAGAAAAAACTAATATCGACATCGAGTTCATGTCTGTCAGCTTTTAAAGCCATGATATATACTCCTGTTATTAAACTAAATTACTCTTGAACGTTCGCAGTAGAACGAAGAACATTGCTCTCAAGCCACTCGCTAGCAGCATTTCTGGCTTCCAAAGAAGAATCTTCACCAGCATCAGCTAGTGTGGGTTCAACTTCCTCTTCGACCGTTTCAAGAGCTTCCTCAGATGCTTCAACTTCCGCCTCGTCGGTTTCATCAACTGCTTCAGCCTCTTCAGCTTCTTCAGCTTCTTCAGCCGCGCCCTTCTTCTTCTTCAGCCAAGGCGGGAGTTTCTTATCTTTATCTTCTTCGTCTTCGTCCTTCTTCTTTGGAGGATCTTTTTCACCCTTCTTCTTATAGTTCATAAGAGCGATAATTTCTCCAAACATTTCGTCACTAGCTTCGGCAAACCTCTCAATAACTGCGTCAGCCTCTTCGCTTTCTATACCAGCTTCGAGAAGTGCTGACTTGCGAGCCAACAGTTTCTTTTCAGCCTGATGAGCTTCAATCTTTTCGTTAGCAGTAGCCAACTCTTCGTCTCTACTTGCAATAACTTCTTCAAGCTCAGTGACTTTAGCTTCAGCAGCTTCAAGAGCTTCTTTAGCTTCAGTGATAGCTTTGTCTTTCTCAGCAACAGTGGCTTCAAAAGCTTCAATCTTAGCCTGAAGTTCCTCGTCCTGTTGACTCGTAACTTCGGACTTCAGAGTTTCAGCAACAGTCTTAGCTTCTGCCAGTTCTGTCTTCAACTCTGCAACTTGACTTTCTAATACATTATCGGACATATCAGATATCTCCTTAATATTTGATTCTGAAATTAGTTTTGCTTCATTGGTTCCGGCAAAAGAAAATAGTTTTGAAGAATCGTCATTAAGAATAACGCTTCTTGGATTAGCAGGATTGCTAACCAAACCCTTGCCGGAAAAATTGATATTCCGTAGCAGCCTGCCCACTTTATACCCTTCGTACTGTCCTTGTCCTCCATAAGATCTAAGATGTTTAGTTAAAAAAGCAGATTCTTCATCTCTTGCTATCGTCTTATGCTCACCCTCCGGGGTAACTACGGCATAATCAAAATCATTAAAGAGAGCTTCCATGCTGACAAACCACTTGCCTTTTTCTATTTCGGCAATAATTGTATTCATTCTCTCTTTACGTTCTTGGTTGCTCCAGCTATTGTAGAGAACGGCACTTGTTAAAATGTCAAAATCAGCATCAGGGATAGTACCCTGTTCACTAAAATCATTTCCGTTTCTATCAACAACTACGCTACCAGTGATATGCCCTATAATATCACTTTCATCATGCATAAAGTTGAACTGCTTATCTTCGGGTGTGTCTTTAGCAGTCCAAGTTTCTTTTATATCAAAAACGTCGTCATTCTTATTCCAGCCCGTAGAAACCAATACCGACTTTAGATAATAAAGATCAAATTGGTCTTTATTTTCAGCAAGGGTCTCTTCATTAGAGATTAGTTCTCTAATGCCGAGCTGTTGTTTTTGATCTGGGATGTAAGTATCTACGGGAGAAGAATAAGCAATACTTGCTGTTGATAAAATTAATTCTTCCAGCCCGTTGTTTTTCTCAGATTTATATATTGGAATATTCATATAATTGCCTCATAAAATTATACACCATAAATCAAAATAAATCCCAAAAACATTAGGTAGTATGGAACGACGCGTATGCTGTTACACACATTTGGCGCTTCTCTTCAATGTTTGGTTTACGCTGATTCTCTTCCACGAAACCAGATATCAAAGAACTAATGATACTAGCAATAGAACTGTCAACACCATAGCCACCTTTTAAAATTTGACTTATGATATCGGTATCAATATCAATATATGGTTCAAGGTTACAAAGTATACAAAGCTTGATGTATTCTAACTCATCTGATTGCTGCTTAGTTAAACCGCGCAAGTTCTTCTTATTATAATGAGCTAACAAGGCTGGATGCACAGTTTCCGCGATAATCTTTTGAGAGTCAGAAGCCCAGAACATTAGATTTACAAAATCAGACTTAACCGTTTTTCTTGGTTGTACTTCTTTTTGCTTTCTCTTTTGCTTATCTTTTGCGTTCTTGGGTCTTCCGTCTTCAGGTCTTCCCTTTGGGTCAAACGGTTCTTCATTTTGTTTGTCTGCCCTTTTATCAAACTTCTTTTCTTCTCTTTCATCTTGTTTTTCTTGCTGTTCTTCTTTCTTTTCTTCAATCTGATCATCACTTCTCCTGTCTTCTGGAGTAGTAAAAGGATGATCTCCAGTATCTTCACAGGGGACGACTCCCAAATCTTCAGGAGCTATCAGATCCTTCGTTAAGGCAATCTTCTCAAGATCGTTGCGGTGCTGTGGATTGTGATAGGGGCCAGCCTGTTGTGGCATGGATTCGGACTTTCTTGATCTTTGTTCTCTTTTTATTCTGATCTTTTCAATTTCTGGAATTTCACCAAACCGTTCGACAAGAGTTTCAGAACTAATAACATTTCTGTCTGCCAACTGAATGAGTAAATTCTTTTCCGCAGACTCGTCAGCCAAAACCATTTGGTCGAAATGAACCGTAGCTGGAAGACGAAAACCCATCGCCTTGCGGACAAGTTCAATTTCTTGATTAATCCACGAAATTAAGATATCACGTCCATACTCTAATCTTTCGACGAGAGTTTTGAGACTAATGAAATTATTGGTAAAACTACCACCGCCGCCAGCGGCCATACCAGTGAGGGTAGGGGGAATACCAAGGCCAGCGTAAATATTGGTAAGTACCGGTTCATATTTCTCCTTCCCTAAAAATCTGTAGACTTGAGTGCTAGATTCTGTAAATTTCAGTTCCGGCCCCCACACTAAATCCATCGTTCCGCCACCAACATTACTAGCTAAAATATTCCTAAGCTTGTTGATAGCGTTTTTCGTGGGCAAAATTTTGTTATCTAAATCGCCAAGGCTCCACAGGCGTATATTAGAAATAGCGCCGTCAAGCGCGGAAATATCTGCAAGTTTCATTTTTTCCAGCATGATAATATCATCTAGAATCGCATAGATCATCGGGCTAGCCCAAACTAGCCAATCATCTTTTTTATAGAAATATACGGAAACCTTATCCTCATCCAGAGGAATAAGCTCTTGTCCGGTCTTAATCGCCTCTAAAATGTCAGGAGGAAGCAACGCAGATAGTTTTGCGGTATGAAGCGTGGAGCTAGAAAGCCCTCTTTTTGTTTGCTGCCTAATAAGATTGGACACTTTAATCGCATACTTTGGCTGGCCAACAAACGTAGCTAGCTCGTTACCAATAACTTCTATCGAAAGAGGGTTTAGAAAATCAAACCTCCAAGGAATTTCTCTTTTGCTAAACACCAGATCTTGAATCTCCATGTCTGGAGAGGCCGAAGATCTTAGATCCCTTTCAGCTTTCTTGCTAATTTTTGCCGTTCTTCTTTTTACTATGACATTTCCACACCTATATAGCGTATTAAGAAATCTTTCAGCTCTTTCCTTGCCGCCAATCTTTTGAAACCACTTGCGGTAAAACTTCTCTATTCTTTTGTTAGGATGAACTAAATTAATACCTTGAGACGCAAAATCGGCCATAAGGTCAATAACGTTGCGAATAATTCCGACCTTGTCATACGCAGACATGCACATCCGCATAGCTTCTTTTTGTTTTTTGGGAACCGCTTCTTCGCTTCTAAACCTGTTATAATCTTCGCGGGTAAAGCCGGTTCTAACAGATCGGTTGGTTTCTATATCTAGAAAAGATCTTCTTCCAGATCCTACGGACTTTTGTATTCCGTCATAGTGATCGATATTATCTGCGGTGTCTACTAGAGCCTGTTGCTTACCTGAGTCATCAGACCAAGTAACAAACCCCTGCGTTTTTTGTGCTTTTGAATTCTGGTCTGCCATTTTTTTCCTCAATTGGATTGTAATTGGAATGATTGAGAATTAATCCGTATGATTATACACCAAACTAATAAACATCTCTCATCCCTTCTGTAAACCAAGATGGTCCTATGAAGCTTTCTCCACCTGAGCCGATCACCTTTCCTGCCCACCCTCCAACGGGATTATAGCCCGCCTTTTCGGGAGTCCTGTGTATTTGACGCGCCGACATATTAGCCATAACCAAAGCTGAATAACGGTCTTTTCTCAAACGGTCTTTTCTACCTCCCGGAAGCTTAACTTCAGGAGTGTCCCACTTATCCCTGCCGGAAACTGTTTGCATTATAATAATCATGGAAAGCTCGTCTTTAAGTTCCTCAATTTCCATAACACAATCTTCCAGAGTGTCATAAAGTCTATTTTTTAGTTTATCGTCAGATATAGCAAGACCAATAGTTGCGGCATCAAAGTAAGGAAACAGAACAGCTTTGTCTTCAAAGTCTTTTCTTAATCCGTGATTAGCTTCGGATACCCAGTCAGCTTTAGCAAACTGAATCATTTCTACAATATGCAGTCCGGGTTCGTCATCGGTATCTTTTTCTTTTTTTTCGTCGATGGTGGGCCAGATGGGTAATTCACCTTGTTGAATTTTATCCTTATCATGCAGAGCTTCGATAATGGCAATACCGCCACCCTGAGCATCTAATGCAATCTCCTCGCATGGAAAAACCTTCATCAAATCTCGTATTTTTCTAGCGCAATAAGAATAAAAATCTGTCTCTTTTACCACCCCAGCCTTAATCTTCTCTTTATGTTCTGACCTATTTGTAGTCCAACAGTACACTATCCTACTGTGATCTTCGTGTAATTCCATTACGATGATAGAAAAGTTGTCTACTTCAGAGGCTGGATCAATCCCAAATACATATCTCCCGCTAGGATTACCCCTTATAGAGGCGTGATAATTAACATCACCACTAGGAAAGCTAATTGGATTTTCTGGAGATGCTACGCAGCTTTCGATGAGAGACCGTTTAAAGAAGCCGTTACTATCACTGGAAAAACATGCTCCAAATTCCATTTGATAAATGCCTGCATGAACAGTGGCTTTAGAACGAGCTACTTGGCCAGCGTCCATAAATCCATCCGGCAAAAGCTCAAAAGGTATGCGAATAATAGAATAGTCAGTCCAGTTAAAATCCTTTGGTGTTTCATCTTGACCAAAAAGCTCC